ATTAGTGGATTTATTGATTCCATCAACAGAAAAGATTACCTCGCAGGGATGCCGGAAACTCTTACTCAATTGTATGACGTGCCAGAATTCTTTACGCGACGGCTTCGTAAGGAAACTATCACTGTCACCAATCCTGTCTTCATCTTCTTCGGTGGTGGAATTCGAGATAAGATGTATGCATTGCTCAACGATGAACATATTTTGTCTGGATTCTTACCCCGATTCCTCATTGTCGGTGGTGATGCAGACCTTAGTAAAATGCGACCCACAGGACCACTCGCACCAGCAATTGACGATAAGCGAAGACAGTTACGAGAGCGTCTAGTACACCTGCACACGCTCTACAATCAGGATATGGTGATTGAGCTTCCAGAAGCAGGTACGCTACTCAAAGTCCCTACTCAAACAGAGGTCGTACTTACCGATGAAGCATGGGGTTACTTCCAAACGACAGAAATGCTCTTGGCAAAGGCAGCAAGCGAGAGTGGTGCCAGCATGGTCGCACAACCTACATTTGGTCGCTTGGCGTGGAGTGCGTTCAAAATGGCTATGCTATTCGCAGCCTGTAGACAAGAGCCAATTGACGGAAAGGTCACAGCAGAGCTAAGTGATCTACAAGCTGCTATGTTCTACGTCCAGAAGTGGGGCGTACACACTATCGACTTGATCTTGAATGTAGGACGTACCGCTAATCAGAGGGTCATTACGAAAATCTATGAACACGTTAGGCGTAGGCCAGGATGCACACGTAGCGAAATCTCACGTATGCACCACCTGAGCAAGAAAGAGCTTGACGTTATTCTGGATACTCTAATTGACCGAGGGCAAGTTAGAGTACAGAAGGTAGGCAATGGCTGGACAGTCCACCCACAATGATAAATGTCCTAACAGTCCACTTCAACCGAAAGGGCCGCATCTATTTCAAGTTGACCAAGGGGACAAACAGTTCAAGATTTGTCAGTGGTGTGATGTTACAGTCTACCGTACTGACGACGAGCTAATGAAAGGAATCGTTTAATGGCAATTGAGGAACCAACTGAGCAGGAGATTCTCGATTCGCAGCTTGCTAAGGAACATGAGCGTTGGCAGGTACTAGGACTAGATCCGGGTGCTTGGAAGCCTAGCGAAGGTTTTCTAGGACTGGTACTACGTCTGGATATTATGACGGAATTCCTAGTCGAAGCAAACATCATGGACTTGGATGAAGCTAACCTCCGTATGCAGAGGAAGGCAGTTCAGCGCCTTGCAGAGATTCGTGAGGCAATCGCACCGCAAGTTGCAGAAGCACGTCTGAACATGATCCGTAACGGTATTGACCCTAGGAACCATCAGTGATAATTGGCATTACTGGTAAGCGTCTGTCCGGTAAGGACACTGTAGCGAACTACATGGTAGAGCATAAGGGCTACGAACACCTGTACTTCTCTAAGGTAATGAAGGAAGCCATCGCCGCACTCTTTGATATCAGAGTACAGGACGTAGATAACTTCAAGGGTGATCGTGGTAACTTCAAAGAAGCCAGGATCGCTATCAAGATGAATGACGTAGAGATTAAAGAGTTCGGATGGGTAGAGTTCCTTCAGCGGTTCGGTACTGATATGGGCCGTAAGGTACTTGGTGAGGATCTATGGCTAGATTTGGTAGACGAAGCAATTGAAGACTTCGATCAGAACTACATCGTTAAGGACGTTCGCTTTGTCAATGAGGCACAGTGGATTCTAGACCAAGGTGGGAAGATCATTGAGCTACGTCGTGATGTAATTGACTATGCCAACGATAACCATGAGAGTGAAAATGGTCTGCCAGAAGATATGGCTGAGTACGTTATTGCTAATACTAGCACTATCGAATCACTCTACAAAGACGTTGACGCTGTGTTAGCGAACATCAATGCTAACAGATCCTAGCACAATTACCTCAGTGATCCTCTCAGCTTGTATGATCGCTTTCACTATCGGTTGGTATCTAGGAGGATAGATGCAGACAATTGAAGAAGCACTACGAGAATTTCACAAAACGTATGGTCTTGTGATTAACGACCTACCCATCGACTTCTCACATGAGAACGATGAGGATGGGGAACTCTTTGAGCTACGCTATGAACTAGTACGTGAAGAGTATTCAGAGTTTGAAGGTGCTTGGGAAGCAGAGAGCCTAACTGATCTAGCCGATGCTATTTGCGATCTAGTCTACGTGCTCGTAGGTACAGCAGTTAGCTTGGGCATTCCGTTTGATCGTTGCTTCGCAGAAGTGCAGCGTAGTAACATGAGCAAGCTTGATGAGAACGGACTACCAATTGTACGTGCTGATGGTAAGATCCTAAAGGGACCAAACTTCTCACCCCCCGACCTAAAGAGCATTATCTATGAGCGTTTCGGAACAGACAGTAGCACGTAAGCATCCTCTAGCAGAGTGTGAGTCTTGTCCACTCTACAATAGAGCCGCTGCGCCTTCACAAATCCCCACAGGGGGTAAAGCTAGAGCCGCCATTGTCTCTCGTAGTCCGGGGTTCCATGATGGTATGGCGGGTAAGCCGTTTGCTGGTCCTAGTGGTAAAGTGCTAGATCACTTGCTCCATCGTAATGGAGTAAAGAGAGAGGATTGCCTTGTCACGAATGTCGTCCTATGTCAGCCGAAGGAAGGCGCGAAAGTACCTAAAGAAGCAGTTGAAGCTTGCAGTACAAGACTACGACACGAAATTGACGAGTCCGGTACACGTCTTATCTTGGCAGCAGGGGCAGAAGCCGTTGCTAGTGTTCTCGGTAAAGGAACCATTGACTCTTATCGAGGTAGAAGAGTTGAGCGCGATGGTCGAACAGTCGTGGCAACTAATAACCCTGCCCTCGTACTTCGTGATGATTCCACATTCCCTAATCTCGTAAAGGATTTCGCAAGAGCGTTTAATCCTAAGCCCAAACCGACAATGCCCAAGGTGGTATTGATCGAAGGAGTAGAAGATGCGAAGAAGGCTATCAAGACGCTATGCGACAGAGGAACGACTTTCAGCGCAGATATTGAGTCAAGAGGAGGACTTACTCATAGAGCAACTCTTGTCTCGTTGCAATTTGCATTTGAAGGAACTACTGCCGTCGTTTTTGGAGAACGTCAAGGGCTATTCGGAGACAGAACTTTCATTCAAGATCATCTACGACCCTTCCTTGAGGATAAACACAATACGTTTGTATGGCACAACGGGATCTTCGACACCAAAATCCTTAGATCAACGTATAACATCAATGCAACGGTAGACGAGGATACTCTACTACTCAGTTGGGCACTAGATGAGCGCGGAGGTAAAGAGGGTGAGGGTGGCTACCACACTCTAGAGTACCTCCTAATGGAAGAGTTTGGTTGGCCCGATTACGTACCAGCATCGGTTAAGGCTTTCAAGAAGACTGGTGAGTTAGTCCCTAAGACTGAGCAGGACAAGCTTAAGAAGGTACATGGTGAGAACTTCAAAGAAAGCGATGAGTATAAGAGAATCGAGGATCAGAACTACCTTGCACTATACAAGTATGCGGGGTATGACGCCGCTGGAACTTACCAGCTATTTGATGAGCTTAGTAGACGAGCCAAAGAGGACGGCGTTTTTGACGCTCCCTACAAAGAGACACTACTGGCTGCTGAAGAAGTATTGCATTCAATGGAAGTTACAGGAATGCCGTACGACTATCATAGAGCGGCTGAAATGTTGGAGAAGGAAGTTGACCCGGAACTAGCTAAGATCACGGAGGATCTACGTGAACTTACAGGGAAGCCACTACTCAACCCCGCTAGTACGCAGCAGATGGGTGCAATCTACTACGACGACTTCAAGGTTCATCACGAAATGCGTAGTAGGCCCGACAAGGATCGTTCAACAGACGATTCAGCACGAAAGGAGATAACTGATGGAAGGTTCCTGTTTGCAGGGGAACACACAGCCGTCATGGAAGGTAACAGGATGGTCAAGCGTCCCGCCGTGGACGCACAGAAAACTCGCAATCTCATCATGCAGATTGCAAAACAGCACGACAGATTTCAGAAGCTAAACAAGCAGAGCGGTACATACCTGCATGGCCTCATTAAGGAGGCAGAAGTTGACCCCGAAAGTAGAATCTATACCTCACTCCCTCGCCACGCTACTTCTACTGGACGTTTGGCCTCTAGAGGTCCAAATCTACAAAATGTTACTAGGACCAAAGAGGGATTGCCTGACATTAGAGGACTTTTCTTCGCTGCTCCTGGCACTCTACTTGTGCAAGCAGACTACTCACAAGCCGAGCTACGAACTATTGCTGCACTTAGCGGCGATAGACTACTAAGTGGGTACTACGAGCGCGGTGAGGATCTACATAACGCTACTGCTGCTCGATTCTATGGCGCAGAGTATACGAAGGAGCAACGAGCTAACAGTAAGAACATGAACTTCGGTGTGTTCTATGGACAGAGCGCAGCTACCTTCCAAGAGAAGCATGAGATTCCAGAAGAAGAAGCACAGAAGTACATTGATTGGGTGAAGCGTACATTCACCACAGTCTATGAGTGGCAGGATGATATCCACAAAGAGCTTGACAAGAACATCTGTAGGGACTACAAGTACATTCAGTCACCGTTTGGGCACAGGAGGCGTTTCTATCTCATCACCAAAGAAAACAAAAACGCCGTACTTAGAGAGGCTATTAATTTCAAGCCACAAAATATTGCGGCAAACCTCACGCTACACGCTTGTATCGCACTACACAGAGAGGTCGATCCCGTACGATCAAAGCTCTGTCTTACAGTTCACGATTCAATCCTTGCACAAGTCGTCGAGGATTACGTTGATGAATACTCGCAAATCTGTACGCAGGTCATGGTCGATCAGCCTAGACAGAAACTAGGATGGACTCTACCTTTCGCAGCAGACGTAGGGAGTGGTAAAACATGGGCGACAGCATGATAGTTATTCTGCTGGTAGCAGTAGCAGTTCTTGTAATCATTGGCATATGGGAATTACTAGGTTAATCCGTTGGATCGGTAAGTGGCTACGTTGCCCTTACTGTGGGGGGTTTTTGCTTACCCACAAATGTAGGAGAAAATGATGGACACTCTATTAGACACGTTACTAGGTATACTGGCAATCACCATACTAGCCGTGTTCCTGATCGCTGCTTGCGGTTCGGCGTAGCGGTCGGATCGGGCTGGCGGATTACTGGAATTGAATCCTACGGCGCATCCTGGCGGTTTCCGGCGTGGGGGTCGGGCGAGCGGGAGAGCGCCAGAGAGGGACGCTAAGTAGTGAGGGTATTGACGATAGACCCAGGAGACACAACAGGATACGTAGAGGCAGTTATCACCACAACCCTGCTAAGACTAAGGCCGTATCAACATAAGCACTCAGCACTAGACCTTCACTATGAACTACGAGGTATTAGTCCTGAATACGTGTTATGCGAAGAGTTTCGCTGTCGCAATAACAGTCCAGGCAATCTTAGTATGACTTCTGCACATCTGATCGGTGTGGCTATGCTATGGTGTGAACAGGAGAAAGTTCCATTCAAGCTATATAAGCCAAGTGAGGGCGAAGGTGGACACTTCAAAGGAATTAAGCCTCTTCAACGCTATGGAGTATACGTTGGTGGAATTACGTATCATCATGCTATGGAGGCAATGCGAGGCTTTATGCAATGGTTTACTTTCGGCGTTGGATTCCAGTACAACAAACAGCAACCAATTGAGATTATTCGTTGATTGAGCGCGAAGTGGCAGAGCTTAACTTCCCCGAGTTCGTCAAGATGTTCGACGCGATGCTAAAGGACGTTAACGAGCACAACCGCGAGCTTATGCCATTGGCTACTAAGCCAGTACCTTCGCGTGAAGATACAACGATCCGTAGAAGGATCACTGAGATACTAGCACAGTATGGTGAAATGCCCTTTCGAGACATTCATCTATTGTGTGGTAACGGGTACTCGTACGAGTCAGTCTACACAAAGATCAGGCAAATGTATGCAGACGACTTAGTTACTGTTCCCCGTACAGGAGTGTACGCTCTAGCAATAAAAGAGGCACCCTAGCAGGAGAGAACTAGGGTGCCTCGTATCGCCGCGTCGCGCAGCGAACTTGGTTAAGGAGCAGAAGGCTCGTTAACGTAAGCTGACTCTACACCGGGTAGTGCCTGAGCAGTATTGCTATTACCTACTCGGCTAGCAATAAGACCCTTCACTACTGCGATACCTCCCGCAACCAGGGCGGTCTTTAAAGCTGCCATTGAAATATCGTCCATACCATCAACGATTAGAACTGCGGAGCCTGCCTGTAGGAACGTCCAAATAGAACGTTCAGCCAGGTCTAGTAGGAATGCCTTATTAAACACGTTTCTCCTTAGATTGCGTCAAAACCCGCAACAACTAGAATAACCATACATGCAGCAATTACGATGAGGCAAACATCACCAACGGTAAGGTTCATTGTTCTCCTAAGGTGTTACATCGAAGTGCAAGAAGCAGTTGATAGAGCGATAGTCATGGGGATAGTGTCCCATCGGATAACTACCCATGCTGTAGACGTGTAGTCCACTATCACCTTCCCATCCTGCTACGTGTGTAGGACTTCCGTAAGGAAACGCAGGAGAGCTACGAGTGGTAAAGCCGTACATCACCATATCTCCCGGTTCCAAATCAAGACGCCTACACTTAGTACCGCCACCCATTAGCGTACCAGTGTATCCTGTACCGTTATAGGGTAGCCGTGTACCGCCCATGACGTTAGGAGACTTTGCATTAGCAGCATCGTAACCGAGTGTCATAGTTCCTGAACAGTCGATACCAGCAGGAATACGGAAATTCATATCTACACCGTGAAGAAACGGCCTAGCCTGAGAATAGCGAATGCTTCCTCTGCTAGCGTACATACGTCGCCAAGCAGCAACGATGTTGCCACGGATGATATCTTCCGGTGACACATGATACTTCTCGTATTCTGCTTCCATGATCTTTACTGCAATAGCATCGAACGCCATTCCAGGCTTGCCTACTGCCTTTGAATCCTCTAGGTCATTATGCGCCCGAGGGCCATAACCAGCAGGCTTACGACCATGCTTCTTATGTAGTGCGTAGACGGCATTCCTCATACCAACGCCATAGACGTTAGTGAAGTTACCCCACTCCATAAAGCCCGCACGACTAAGTGCGCGTTTTACCGCAATCACGTCTGGACCCTTACTTCCAAAGACTAGGCTGCGGGGTAGCGGAACTTCCATTACTCTCCTTCAGGTGCAGGTGCTACGTCGGGGGAAGCTGACTCGTCATTATCATCTTCCTGTGGTGTATCTGACGGGTCACTAGGATCATCAGGTGCAGGTAGTTCTTCTTCAGGATTAGGCGTTGTTACTTCGCTCATTGTACTCTCCTATCCTTTTGCAGGGATTACGATGCTACAGTTCTGATTGAGCGGCACGACCTTAAGTTGATCGCGGTAGTCTTGGTACTTCTTTGCTGCTGCTCTATTCAGGGTTGCTTCGTCTGCATTACCCTGTGCTTCTGATAGGGCTGCTCTCTCCTTAGTAGTAATTACGATTTCGTCTAGGATATTCTGAATGATTCGTGTCTCGTTATTTCTCTCCTGTCGTAGAACATTATCCCTTTCACAAGATCGTTGCTGTGCAGCGATGATAGCATCTTGGTTAACTCTAGTTTGAGTTAGTGCTTTATTGGATGCTGCTTGTGATGCTCTTAGGTTCTGATCGGAGTTACGCGCATAGAGAAATAGCGATAGACAAATAGCAAGCAGGACTACATTGAGTCCAATGCTCCATCGCCAACGATTTAGTAGTCTTTGCTGGTGTGGCATCACTTCACCAATTCTAACAAAAGTCCAAAGAATAGCGAGAATATAAGCAGTAGGGTAGTATGGGGATTGTTTTTCACTTTGGTCATTAGCCGCCTCACGACACTCGGTCTAGGTATCTTGCGATTGGGAAGCCCATCATGAGTAATGATGCGGTAACGATGGCTATGTTGACTTCGTGTGCCCATATCGCCTCATAGATCATTAAGCCTAACCCCGTTAGTGATACTAAAGCCCTCCACAGGATAAACCAGTAAGGGAAATCGAAGAACCTACTTGGTTTATCATCTTGCGGATCACCCCAATCTGATAGGTCGCCACTCATTCAAGGAAGTCCTCGCTAGTAATTGAGATACGAAGATAGACTTCCGCAGTATCCATAAACATGAACTCTTCTAAGCGCCGCAAACGCTGTCGAAGTTGTTGGTTAACATCTAATTGATCTAATGCAAAATCACGTAGATCAACGATCTTCATAAACATGTAGTACAATACCTTAACGCTAAAGCCTTCGCCGCCTCCTGTATTAGGAGCATCTGCCAACGCCATAATTGCGTCTAAGCGATTTTTTTCTTGATTAGTTAGCGGCATTTGTTAACTACTTACTGGTTGAAAAATAATTGAGCTTAAATCTAACCAAGTTGCACTTCCGGTATACATATAAACATAGCCGCCCGCAAATGTAGGCCAGCACTCTATATGACAAAAAGCACTACCTGATACAACTGCAAAACGTGAGTAATGTGATGGACGATAACCTAGAGGAAGTGTAAAAATGGGACCGGGAAATGTACCATCTTTGATGAGACCCCTGAGTTGTACGTTACCCGCACTATCCTTTCTGATATTTAAAAGCTCTTGTCCATCTGCTCCTGTCCCGTAGTTAACCCATCCACTTTGAAAGGCGGGAGCGCCAGAAGCACCTATATAGATCGGTGGAATTGACTGGTCGCGGTTTACTAGAACGTCTACCTGTTTTTGCAGATCGCTGATACGACGTTCTAACGTGCGGAAGTAGTCTCCTTTAGAGCGAGAGCGATCCATCATCAAATGTGAGGATAATCTCCTCACTTCCTTCATCCGTTGGTTGACATTCGATACCGACTAGACGGAAGTAGTCGTCAATTACGTCGTACCGTAGATCACCTGCAACGTGGATCTTATCTCCTAGTTGTACTTGACTCCAGAAGTTAATCTCATCGTCGTAGTTCACATAGCTGCACGAAAACTCAATAGAAGGAACTTCTGCTCTAGCTCCTTCTGCATTGGTCTTTAGTGTGAGTGCAGCTAGATCAGCTACGTCGGTATATTCTTCTGATGCCATAATCCTACGATACGCTGCCTGATCTGGCGAATCATAAACGTGCCCTAGACGTGTAGTAGCTTGGGCGAATCCTCTTAGACGTGTAGCCTTTGGGCCATTGTCTGTATAGGATAGATTCTCCATGTTGTCACCCTGACGTAGTGCAAAGCCTGTCAGCGTTCGTGTTTTCTGTGGAGCGTGGATCTTGAATACACGATCATGTGTAATCTCGATATCGAAGCCAGGACTTAGCTTAGATAGTGCGTCGATCTTCTGAAGGATCTTCTCCGTATCTGCTGGTTCAATCTTGTAGTTCGTCGTTTGTCCAATTGCACTTAGCGTGTAAGTAAAGCTTAGACTATTAGGTTCTGCTAGACAACGATCAAGAATGTCCTTAACGATTAGAGCAATGTCTCTTGCAACTACTACATAACGATCCCCTGGAATGTTACTGGCATTGAACGGCCACTCATCTAGTTCAAACCAATGCATCCAATCCTTACCAGCTACCGATAGCGTATTACTCTCTGCGTCAGCAATACTAATGGAAGTATGCATTCCTCCCATGATCGGAACCATTGCAGTTTCGTGACCACGGTACAGCTTGAAGTCCGTAGAGTAAGGATTGGTCTTACCGCGTACTGCTAGGTCTTGTTCTAAATCTAGTTCGTATGTGATTGATCCTACCTTGGCACCCAAGAACATGCTGAATGCTAGTTCCTGGGGGAACGCTTCGCCTAATGCTGTACCAGCATGATTGAAGTGTCGTACCGACCAAGGGTTGTAATCACCGTGAGCCACTAACCAATTGCCTTTTTACCCTTAGCCGTTAGTTGCCAGCCCCAATCAGTAACGTTGGTAAGTACGTCCTTCACTAGCTCGTAAGTACCATCTTCGTTTTCGAGATAATTCTCAACCTCAAAGTCAGTTTCCTGTGTAACGTACTCGACTAGGCCAGCTTCACCCATTTCTTCAAGAGCATCCTTAATCTGCTGTGGATCATCTAGTCCGATAGCCATGAATGCAGCAGCCTGTGGTTCAATTAGATATCCAGGCGACTGACCAGCCATGATATGTAGAATATGTTGGTGTAAGGCATCCATTAATACTTAATCCATTTCGCAACGGTTGCAAATGCAGGACCGTCTGTAGGTTCACTACCTGTCTGTGGACCAACCGTACCGCCAGTAGTACCCGGAGAGGCATTTTGGGTAGAAATGCCGGTTACGGCAGACAAGGTAGCAACGGTTGGTACAGTATCACTAGCACTCGTTGTTGGGCCATACGAACCTCCGCCTCCCGGCTCCCACATATTATGTACGTGGCCTGGATCGGTAACTCCGTGGTTATGTGCGCTAACAGTCGGATTAACTACTGTGTGCTTATGCTTGATTCTACGAGAACCAACTGCTAACCCATCTGTCTCTCCGATAACATCGTGATCGGTATGTGTACCCTTACATACTGATACTCGCCCACGTTTGTCTGGAACGTTGAATGTAGTGCTACCATCACCCGTTCCCCACAAAGTACCAATTTCAAGCCATAGCTCGTTGTATGTGAAGCGGCTAACGGCTGAACCATCTTCAGGTAGAAAGCCGCCAGTGGGAGTACCGCTACCATTGAACTCAATACTAACTCCACATGGGGTTCCGCCTTGAATTGCTAGTCTTGCGATCTTACGTTTATCTCGGAGAGTTACTGCTCCTGACGTTGCTGGTACTAGAACATCGAATAGATGCAGCACACTCTTAGAAGCTTCTCCGAGAGTTGTTAGGTTAGCTGCTCCGTTGCGATTGTCTAGCGTAGCACCGGACGTAGCTGTACCCGGAACAATCTCGATACGAGCTTCATTGAACGTAGACGAATCATGCGTATTATCCATAATGCGGATAATTACCTGATCTAGTCTAGGAAGTGTTGCGTGGTGCCCGTTCGCAGTAACTAGTACCGCTGCTGTAGTGTACTGCCGATACATACCCTGATCGGCTACGTTGTCACCTTTGATGTATGCAGTACCAGCAGAGATACTTAGCTGTAGTCCTGAGTTAATGCTAACGACAAAACTCGTTGAGTCCTCTACTCCCTGAGATAACAAGTCAGAGAATGGCTTGCGTAAAGAGCGAGCATCATAGCTCTTAGTCTGAAGCCACAGAGGATCAGGAGATAGTACCGTTTGTGGATATACTGCCATCTTTCTCCTTAGATCATGTAGGCGTTACGCCATGTTACAACAGCATGAGCAGGAGCAACTGCACTAGATACCGAGAAACGAACAACGTTGTTATAAGGTGCAGGCTCCAATGACCACCAATCAGAATCAATGGCGTAATTGTAGAGATTGGTTCCATCGCTCATTACGACCGTTCTACGTA